TCATTGAACAGCGGTCTTGGTGACGCAGAACAAGCCGAGGCCATCCTAGACCGCATGTCGCGGCAGGTACAGCTTAAGGGCTGGCATTGTAACACCTTGCGTAACTATGAGCTTTCAAAAAACGGCTCCAATCAATTTGTTTTGCCAGTTAACACCCTGCGCGTTGACACCGTCAACCCGAGGGGCGGCTGGCGGCGTACGGCCACACCGCCGCACTCTGCGCGTATTAACGCGATCATGAAGCGCAGTGAGGACGACACCAAGTGGCTGATGTACGACGGCGACAACAACACTGAGACATGGACAAGTTCCGACCCGGCCACACTTAATGTTGACATCGTGTTGCTGCTTGAGTTTGCCAATCTGACACCGGCACTTCAGCACTACGTGTGGACTATGGCTGCCCACAGGTTCCAGAAGGGGGCCATGGCGTCGGCGTTTGTCCAGAAGATGACCGCTGAAGATGTGGCGGAAGCCATGATACAGGCTGTCCAAGAAGACACGATGAACGAGGATGACAACATAATTAACGACAACGGCCACGTGAATAGTGTGGCTTGGCGTAATAATCCTCTATACGGGAAATAAAACATGGGCAAGCTAGTTGAACAACCGATCCCCACATTGTTCGGCGGTGTTTCAACTCAGCCCGCTCCTGTGCGCCGCGCCAACCAGAGTGAAACCGGGACAAACGCAAAGTTCTCCGTATTCACGGGGGGCTTTGAAAAGCGCCCGGGTACGCAGCTAATTAGCAAGCTGTCGTTCCTCGACACTTCCAAGGAATACGCGGTCCACCCGATTGACCGCGACAGTACCAATCAGTATTTCCTTTTGGCGTCCCCCGGTGAACTGTTGGCCGTCAACGCTATTACCGGGGCGCAGGTGACTGTTACGGTTGCCGACTCCACCCGTTATTTCTTAATTGACAACTACAGTCAAGGCACCGGCACCGGAACGCTGACCCTCGACGCGGCGGGAAGCACCGTGGTTCACACGGCGTTCGACAGCAGCGAGACACAGTTCTCGTGGTCGTGGGCCATGGACGACGCCACCACGGGTCGCTTTAAGGTCGAAGGGTCGCCGGATAATAACACGTGGTACGATTTACAGACCGGCATCGGTGGTGCGGCCAGCGGTACGTTTACGACAACCATCGACGCGGCGGCGACCGGGGACCACAACTATCTGCGGTTCACAGTCACCACCGGCATGGCGGGCGCGACCAACGGCATCACCCTTAAGGCCACCTTCAAAGACCTTACGTACATCCAAGACATCGACCCGGAAGACCTTAAGTTTGTGTCGGTTGCTGACGCCACGTTTGTGCTGAACACCAATGTTAAGATGCGGATGGCCGAGGCTTCGTCCGGCACCATCACCAGCACCAAACAGACATTCTCAGACCTTCCGGCAGCGGCGGGCACCGGCAACATCCACCGTGTGTCCGGCACCAGCACAGACGGCTTCGGCACTTATTACGTGCAGGATGACGCGACCACCAGCACCTACCTTGAAGTTGTAGACCCGAACGGGTACAACACAATCGACGCCACCTCCATGCCGCACAAGATTACGTTTGACGGCTCCACGTTTACGTACTCAGCCCAGACATGGAAAGCCAAGGTTGCCGGTGATGACGAGGTTAATCCGCCACCGGTTATTCTGGGTGGCGAAATAACCGTGACCAACTACGGTCCCGCCCACGGCCTACAGGGGCAGGATATAAACTTCTACCGGAACCGACTTGTTATCCTTGCGGACGAACAAGTGTTCTGCACGCAAGCCGGTGACACAGCCAACGTGTTCGCTGAGAAGGCGGTTGAAGTCCTAGACACAGACCCGGTCGAGCGGGCAGCCACGACGAACGAAGTTAACATCCTTAAGTTCTGCGCCGTGTTCCGCAAGATTCTGTTTGCCACGTCTTCCCGGGCACAGTTTGAACTTACGTCAAGCGGCTCGTTTACCCCAGAAAGCGCGTTGTTCGACCAAGCGTCCTCCTATACGGCATCGCCGCTGGCCAAGCCCGTGACCATGGGCGACGTTCTCTACTTTGCGTCAACCGGTCTGCGCCACGCGCTCGTCTACGAATACTTCTTTGACGAGACGACGTTGTCCAACACTGCGGCGGATGTCACTGCCCATGTCGAAGGGTTCATACCCAACGACATCCTGATGATGGCCGTGGACACCACAGAGAACACGCTTTATGCGCTGACCACCGCAGAGCAGATGAACCTGTACGAGTACCGCACGTTCTTCGACGGCTCCACCAAGCTCCAGACATCTTGGGCCAAGCTGACTTTTGGCACCAGCGAAAGCGACGCCTTTATTCACGGCATGGCCGCAATGTCCGGGTACTTGGTCATGCTGGTAGAGCGCGCCCAGACCAACTCAGGTACAGTGTTTCAGCTTGAGCAGATGCCTATTGATCGTGAAGAACAGGATGCGACGGTTGGCTTCTCGCCGTTCTTAGACGAGCGGCATGTGAAAACCGGTGTCTACGACAGCACCGACGACTACACCGCGTTCACCTTGGACATTGATAGACGCGGTGACGCACAGGTCGTCACTGGCCCGGGGTTCACGGAGCCGGGGGCTGCGCCCAAGGTTTATTACCCGAACGAGCATACCCTGACGTTGTCGTCGGTGACAGCGGGGCAGACCGTCATTGTTGGCGGTCAGACGTTTACTGCCCATGCCTCAACGACGACGGCGGCCAACCGGGAGTTCTCTATTGCGGGCACAAACACCCAAGACGCCACCGAACTCCACACTGTGCTGACTGATGCCACCTACGGCATCTCGGCTACGTGGGATGTGACTGATAACGGCGACGGGTCGTTGACGTTGTTCCCGAAGAATGGTGGCGTCCCGACCAACCCGACGTTGACGACGGGAACCGCCATCGGTGCCACCATAACATTGACCTTGGTCAACGACACCATCACCACCTCTGGTGACCACAGCGAAGACGAATCGTGGGTTGGCCGACCGTATACCATGTCGGTCCAGCTATCCGAGTTCTTCTTCCGCAATAGGCTCAACCCCGAGGAACGCGCCGTCATAACCGGCAGATTGCAGCTTAAGGACGTTACGTTCAAGCTGGAGAACACCGGGTATCTTAGGTGTGTCGTGGGCTACACCGGGCGCTCAAACAAAACTTATACGTTTGAGGGCAAGGAAGTTGGCAGCGCGACTACGGTCATCGGGGCGGCGTCTATTGCCGCCAGTACATCATTCAAAGTTCCCCTGTGGGGCGACAGCCGCCACGTTACCATAACCCTTGAGAACGACGAACCGCAGCCGTGTATTATCACATCGGCGGCGTGGCGTGGGTTCTTCAACGAGGTATCACGGCAGGGCTAGGGAGTGACCAATGGGTAAAGAAGTAAGCTCTCAGGATATGGCTGTCGGCAAGATTGGTGTTCAGACATTACAGGGGGTGCTTGGTGTCACCGCTGCCCGCAGCAGGGCCAGCGCCGCCGCCGACAAGGCCACTGCCGACATTGCTGAATTTCAACGGCAGAAGGAAGAAGAGCGGGTAAACGCCCGTTCTAGGATGTCCGACCGCGCCCGTGAAGCAAACCGAAGAACAGCGGCTATGGTTGCATCAATGGCAGATAACGGCGGAATGGGCACAGGAAACGCAAGCCGATTCGCCGGTCAGATAGGCGGCATGGCGGGCATTGACTTCGCCCGCATCCAGTACAACTCTGACCAGAAGATTGGGGCGCTGACTGCGGCCCAGAGGGCGGCGCGTATGGAGGCGGCGAACGCTATGCAGCGGGCACGCGGGGAAATGTTCGCGTCCGTCATAGGGACAACTGGTGGGCTTCTGGATACGTACGCCAAGGATCAAGAGAGACGGCGGCTAATCGAGCGCCAAAAGCAAACTGGCGGTACTCTCCCCGGCGGCGTACCCGGAACGGCGCGCACATCTACGGGCATTAGTGTTAAAACATAAGGAGTGACAAATGCCGATTGAACTTGGCCAGACGGGGGGAAACAGACCCTCGCGCTCCTCTCGTTCTCCGACCGCCAACGTAGCTGACGAACGCCCCCAGATTGCGCGGCAGGATGTCGCCCGCCAGACTGGCCCCGTCATGGACGGTTTCGCGTCAGGTCTTGACGCGGTTAACCGCAGTCTGTCGGCTTTCTTCCCGGCTCTTGAACAACTATCGGCCACCTCGCATGAAGAAGAGATGCGGCGGATCGAGACCGAGAACACAGACTATATGCTTAAGCTGGAGTCCGACGTAAAGAAAGACCCAGAGGCAGCCCGCGAAGCCATGATCACCGGGGATTACTCAAAGTTTATCCCAGAAGACGCAATGCGTAGCCGCCGGGTTATCGCCAACACCTTTAAGTCGCTTGTCGCCACCCAGATGGCTGACGAGGATTATAATGCTGGCGTCAAGGACGCTATTATGGATACGCCGATGGACGGCGATCCCGATGAGGCTGTCCGGGCGCACATTAAGGCCAACACAGACGGTGCCGACCCTCTGTTTGCGTCGGTATACGGCAACCGCTTGGGGGCCAATGCCTCCAAGCAAGTGCAGGAATGGCGTAACAAACGGCTTGAGTACCAGCAGAAAGAAGCTGGCAAAACGGCCACGGCGGCGCTGACCGAAGATATCGGAAACGGCAACTTCCAAGCCACCCCGGAACATATCAAAGCGTTTCGCGCCCGCATCGCGGCATCGCTTCCCATGAACGGCCCACAGGCCGTGGCTGAAGCCGAAGCCATTGTACACAACACCCTGATACGGGAAGCCGCGAAGGGTTCCGCAATTGCCCTACAGGCGCTTGAAGTGCCTGACCCAGAGCATCCCGGGAAACTCTCGTATTCACAGAAAGAACCCGGGGCTTACGAAAAGGCCCTTAAGCAGTATCACGAAGTGTCCCGCGCCGCGAAGCACGCCAATGCGTTTACCGATTACGACGAGATTAACCGCCGTATCGCTGCGCTGGCGGCTGGTGTCCCTGAGGTTATCGGGACCGACGCGCAGGGCCGGGAAACCAAGGACAGCATGGCGGACATCTACGCCGCCGTTAAGCAGTTCAAAGACGACTACGGCGACGGAAGCGCGCAGTACACCGATTTGCTTAAGGCCCTCCCCAAGGTTACGGCTGGACAGGCCGAACGTTCAGCTATGATTAACATGGCCGCGTCGGGTCTAACAGTAACCGGGAAACAATCCGAAATCAACAAACTTCTGGATGACAAGGGCGGCACGATACAGGCAATAGCGTCCGCAATCAAGGCGAACAACCCAAATATGCCCGCCAATAAGGCAGCGGCTGCG